AGCTTGTATGCACCAAATCCTAGACCGGCAGCCAAACCAACCAAAGGCACAGCTTTTAACCCTGCCTTCAAACCCATCTTACCAACACCAACAGTTGCAGCCTTTAGTGCTGCCTTCTTTGCGGCAGCCTTTCCAGCCTTCTTTTCAGCTGCCTTCATTGCAGCCTTTCTTGCAACGGTGGCAGCACCTGCTCCACCAGCAGCAACTGCGCCCTTCTTAGTAATCTTCCTGATGGCAGCGCCAATACCAACGCCCAGGAACTTGGCAATGCTCTTGATAGCACCCCAAATTCCACTCATCATGGCACTGAGACCAGCCATGGCTCCACTGATGATTCTGGTGATCAAGCCACCAATGCCATCAAGTGAACTGCCACCAAGTCCATCAGTCTTTTCTAGGATCAAGTCAAGCTTCTTGTTGATGCCAGCAACATCATCTTCAAGTCTCAAGTCAAGCTTGACAAGCCTGTCCTTCATTTCACCAAGTTCACCAGATGAACTGCTGCCACCGGTCTTCTTCATTTCTCTTGCTCTGGTGTTAGCTTCCTTTGGGGTCATCTTACCAGTCATCTTCTTGAACAACCACTTGCCAGCATCTACAACATCAGCTGAGATTGGATCAAGATGATCATCAACACCCTTGAAGAAGCTACTGACCAAACCATCTGACTTCGCAGCTGAAGGCTGGTTCCCAACGGTTGTGCCCTTCTTGATCTTCTTCACTCTCTTTGATTCTAGAAGCGCATCCTTGATTGCTTGGATGTCAGCTTTGATGATCTTGAGATCTACGCTCTCTGGGCTTCCTGTTTTGACTCCCTTTGGGATCTTGAAAGGATTACGACCCCAGACCCTGCCAACCTTCTTTACATCACCCTTCGGTGAGAGGTCAACATCTGAATCTGATAGAGATTGGGAAACATCCTTCAACCCCATTCCTGTTGGGGTGTTGATGGATCCAGCTGAGTTTTGATTGTTTTCTTCCATGTATTATTTAATCAACGAGGTTTCCTAATTCTTGTGGCCTTGCTAACCCTAGAGGATGCAGCAGCCTGTCTTGCCTGCAGGTTCTCATCTTCAACCTCATTCGTCAACAGTTTCAAATAGATGTCCCTTTCCCATGGTGCGTAGTCATTGAAGATGTTTGGATCAATCTTGTGGTGATACATTAGATTGAAGTTTACCTCGAAGAGATTTTTCAGCGCACCATCTCCGGTGCTTATACGAAAAAATCTTGCAAACCCTCCAACAAAATTTTGTGATGATACTTGCATCTTGGGCAATCAGTTTCAATGACCTTGGAGACGCTTGGTGTGTTCTCAATGAACTTCTCAATCTTCTCAAAGTTAGGCTCTGAAAGACTCTCAATGAATTCAATCAACTCACTGACCTGAGCATCCTTTGCATCATACACGCTGTCCTTGTCAAAGATCTGATTCAAGGAGTAAACAGCCATCATGATTGGCTCAGGTGTGTTTGGATTATACAACGGAGCCTTCAATAGTTTCTTGATTGAAGATATTGATGGGTGCTTCAGTGTGACTCCAACGGTCTCATTGAACATGATCCTTGTGTCAGGGAATGGATCAACAGCCGCAACCTCTTCAAGATTTACGCTGCACTCAATGACCATTCCACAGTTGTTTCCATCAACCTGATTCTTACACTCAAAGTACAAGTCAGTGTTTTCACCAACAGACTTGGCTTGAATGTTCAAATACAGAACTTCAAGATCATACATTGGGATTTCATCTACATTGATATCATCCACAACGCAATTCTGGATGACTTGCTTGATGGCATTCAGGATTTCTTCTTGATTTTCGCTTTCCTTGGCGAGCATCAAGATCTTACTTTCCTTCATTGTGTAGGCAGTGATCCTTACAGGATCCTTGAATGAAGGGAGCTTAATCAAATAGACTGGCTTATCAATAATTGGAAGCTTCATAACAAATTACTCCGATTAGAAGGACTTAAATGGGTTCTTGATAGACTTGGTTGATGGAATCTGTGTATCAAGATTACCCAATAGATCCTTGTAGGACTGGACAGTTCCAGTCACATTGTTGATACTACCAATACCAATCTTGGCAGCATTCTTGACATCAATGCCCTTGTTGATGATGGAGTTGATCTGGTTGTTCCAGTTGGAACCTCTGACCGTAACCTCATCCATCATTTCCTCAGTCTTCTTATCAGAATCAGCAATCCACTTGGTGAACCCAAAGGTCACACTCAAACGGTGGATGCTATCATCAGACCAGTTAGTTTGTAGTGCACTCATGGAAAGAGGCATACATTCAAGAGCCTCTGAATAGTACACTTCACGACTGACCTGATCATATTGCATGATCTTGATATCAGTTTCATAGTTTGGAGTGCCAGTGTCATCTAGTCTGTATTCTACAGTACCAGCAGCCTGACCCATTCTAGCAATACATGCTGAGAACCAAACATCAAAGAACTTCTTCTCAACCATTTCACCATTGCAGTAAAATGTCAAGGTCAATGGGGTGAAGTTCAAATGACCAGGGATACGCTTGACGAAAGCATAATGCCTGTACTCAATTGGAGTGATATCAATTCCAGGAAACTCAGCAGCCTCACACTGGAAGGTTAGTTCCTTGGCACCAAACTCAGAAGTCCTGAGTAGAGCAGGTGGAGTCAACTGGACAAGAAACTTGTCAGCCTTTGCAACCTCACCATATTTGGAATAGTGGCTTCTAAAGTCATCTATATTGAACCCAGCCTTGGCCTTACGTGGCCTGAATGGGGAGTCAAAGAATGAAAGCAAGCTCTTTAGTGACATTAGTATGGTCTCTTCCCAGTCCACTGGGCAGTTGGTAGTTCAACTATCTTAGGCCAAAACCTAGGATAGATCTCAAGGAATGGGCTTCTGACGTGATTGAATAGGTATTTCTTGATACAAGGTGACACGTCATCAAATATTGCTGCCCTTTGTAGCACAGCATAGTTTGCTCTTTGAAGCTTGACATTGTCATTGATCTTCTGGATGTTTCCAATCAACTCAATCAGAATTAATCTTCTTGTCCTCACTGGAACATAGTGAAGGTTCAACCCGAGGATGTGTTTCTTGGTGATATCAATTGGAACACACAATGGCAACCTGTCCCAAGTGTCAAGCTGTTCCTTGTACTTGGCATCATAAACATAGTGATATATGCCGCCGATGGTCAGTCTTTGGGCAAACTCTCCATATTGTGTGAGGTTTTTAAGCATGGTAAATAGTATGTAGCGGCATCCGTGTTTTATTTAGAGTGGTTTCTCAATGGCGTATAACTACATGCAGGGCTTCTTTAGACCCAAGAACCCTAAGAAGTATGAGGGAGATCCAACCAAGATCATCTACAGGTCAGGATGGGAGCTCAAGGCTTTCATGTGGTGTGACACCAGTCCATCAGTGAAGAGTTGGTCCTCTGAGGAGGTGGTTGTACCATACATATCACCTGCAGATCATAGATATCACAGATACTTCATTGATCTCAAAGTGAGGACAGCACAGGATAAAGTGATCCTGATTGAGATCAAACCTCATGCTCAAACCATCCCTCCGGTGGTTAAGCAGGGCAAGAAACCAACCAAGAGATTGCTACGTGAGATGATGGAATACAGTGTAAATCAAGCCAAATGGGCATCAGCGCAAGACTATGCAGAGAACAGGGGATGGACATTCAAAGTCTTGACCGAATATGAGCTTGGGATTAAGGCATAAATAACCAAACAGACCATCTATTTACTGAGAACCTAATGGCCACAGAACCGAAAGGCATCATCCGCAACGTCCTACCAATCAGCGACTCCAACAGAGGCGAGTTGGCTGCATTGGATCAGGGATCAGTTACAGGAACATCAAAGGTCTTGAGATATCCTGAAGAGGTTGGTGACGCAGGCGCACCACATTGGGTTCTATTCAACATCTTCATCCCGCAGGGCGACACCTATAATAAGGATGGTGAAGCTGCAGGTCAGAGCAGAACTGCTCAGAACATAGACCTTTTGAATCAATCAGGGAAATTCAGAAAAACCGTACTTGGTGGAACATCAGCTGAAACAGTTGGTGATGCACTCGCGACCGGTGGCACAGCTGCATTGATGTCAGGTGGAGGAAAGATTGGTTCCAGAGGTGTTTTCAGTGGTGTAATGGATGCAACCGCAAAGGTTCCAATCTATTCAGCAGCCGCACCAATTGCTAACAGAATGGTAGAGTTCCAGCCAAGAACAAAGAAGGTTGATCTATCCATCGCCATTTATATGCCTGACACTGTAATGAGTTCAATGAACCATGGATACTCAGCAACCAGTGCTACTGCCGCCGCAGGTGTATTGGGTAAGGCGAGTGCTCTAAGAGGGCAGCTTGGTGAAGCCTTGAAGGATAACCAAGACATTGATGGAATTCTAGCCAAGATTAAGGAAGTGGCTTCTGATGTAGCTGACACTGGAGTTGGTCGTCAGGGCATTGGTGAGTTGTTGGAAGGCACCGGTGCAGTTGGAGAAGGCTTCAGTGAGTTTGCATTGAGAAGCTTGGGCAACGCAGTCAACCCACAAACTGAAATGTTGTACAGTGGATCAAACCACAGATCATTCATATTTGAATTCAAGTTCCAGGCACGCAGCCAGAAGGAAGCTTTGAGGATCAAGGAGATTATCCAAACCTTCAAGCGTTATTCAGCGCCATCAATTGAACCAAACAGTGATGGTAGATTCTTTAGAGTCCCTGGTCAGTTTGATATCACATTCAAGTATGGTAATCCTGAAAATGAGTTCATCTCAAAGATCAGCACTTGTGTGTTGGATAGAATCGATGTCGACTATGCTGGATCAGGTCAGTTCATATCATTCAGTGACGGTGCTCCTGTTGACATCAGTGTTCAGTTGGTCTTCACTGAAGGCATGGTAATCACAAGAGAATTGATCGACAAGTTCGGGTACTAACAATGAAGTATTTTGCCAATTTTCCAAGCTTGATGTATACCTTTGATGAAACATTCAATGAGTTCAGCAGGGTAACAAACCTCTTTGCTAGAGTCAAGATGTTGGATTCAGTCATTACAGCAGCCGCAACCTATTACACATATGCGTTGAAGGAAACAGATACTCTAGAGATCGTGGCCCACAAGTATTACAATGACCCAAATAGACACTGGATCATTTATCTAACCAATAAGATCTTGGATCCATACTTTGGAATGCCTCTTGACACTCTAGAATTCAACAACGCACTGACTGATAAGTATGGAAGCGTGGCCAATGCTGAGTCTTTTCTACACCACATTGAATTGAGAGTTACAAAGACTGTTGTAGACATCAATGGACAGCAAACGGTTAGCGAAGACATTTCATTGTTCCCAAACAACATCATCTCCATCAATCAATATACATCTCTTCCAAACATTGAAAATCCAGTCATTGTCTTTGGCAACACCTCAGTAATCTTTGATGATGGAACTGTTGTTGATACAGAAACTTCTTTGGTTGCAGTCAACGCATATGACTATGAGAATGAAGTGAATGAAGACAAGCGTGTAATCAAGTTGATCAAGAGAGATTACGTTGAGCAAGTTGAAACTGAACTTAAGAACCTATTGACATCACAATAAAATGCCAGCCGATACTACAGGAATAGTTACAGCCTCTGACTACACTCTGAAAGCACTGATGATTATATCCAGTGATGGTCAGGGTGTTGATATCAAGAAATTGGCTGTAGAAATCAATCTATATGAGGACATCTTCTCCCCAACTATGAGTGGAGATATCCTTATGGGTGATGGTTTGGATTTGATTTCTGCTTATGGATTCCATGGTAATGAGTGGTTGAGTATTGTCATTGACAAGCCAGGATTCAACAATCCAATTGACAAGGTGTTTAGAATATACAAGATCTCCAAGAGGTCTCCAGCCACCGCTGCTGGTCTCCAGAACTACTTGATCCATTTCTGCTCTGAAGAGCTATTGCTTTCCAACCAGCGTTTGATCAGCAAGTCATACAAGGGCATGACAACTGCATCTATCATCAGTGACATTTTGAAGAGCAAGCTTGGAGTTTCCCCTCAGAAACTAGCCAAGGGAATCTTTGATACAACTGATGGTGTGTTCAATATCATCATTCCAAAGATGCAGCCATTTGAAGCAATCAATTGGTTGGCAACAAGATCCTACTCAAGCACTGGAACCTTGTACTTGTTCTTTGAGAACCGTGATGGATACAACTTTGTATCATTTGAGACCTTGATCAGTCAACAAGTGTATGCTACATATACATACAGGCCAAAGGTCAACTCAGAGGCTGCTGATAGCTTTAGATCAATCACCAACCTGAACATTCTTCAGGACTTTGATATGATCTCATCAGCACAGTATGGTGCATTCACCAGTGC